AGCCTGATATGCCTTTGCTAATTTTCCAATAGTTGCAATAGTTTTATCAATTTTAGGTGCTACCCAAAGAGCAGCAAGAACAATACCAATTTCTATAAATAATGCTTTATGGTCTCTAATCCACTTAGCAATGCTTTTAAGTGCGGGCAATCCTGTATTGACAATCCAGTTAGTTATCTTAAGAAAAGCTGGCATTAAAGCGTTACCGATTTGTTCGGTCATAAGCTGGAATTGCGCGGTCAAGACTTTCCAAGGGTCAGCCTTTGCCGCCGCGTCAGCAGCGCCATGCGTTCTGTCGGCAATATCCTTTTCAATTTGCGCCAAAGTTGCGCCTTTAGGAATAGTTTTGTTAAGAGCCAAACCTAAGTCAGCAAGACCACGAGCCTGACCCATTGCGGCGCGAGAAACTGTATCTGCGGCTTGTGCTAGGGATTCATGCTTAAAAGCAGCAAGGTCGGCTACGGTGCTAAGTGACGAAAGTGCAACACGCGGATCGCGGGTAGCGGCGGTCATCTGAGCAAGCGCGTTTACGGTGTCGTCAGACTTAAAGCCGAGCTTAGCCATAGACTCAACGCTAGAGTCCATATATGGCTTAAAATTGGCAAAACTTACGCCGGTATCTTGAACGGCAGTTTTAAGTTTAGCTTGAGAATCAGCCATCGTTAAAGCTGACTTAATACCTACTGCGGCAACAGTTCCAAAGATTCCTACAAGACCAGCTAGGGCAACGCCAGAATACTTAGATGCCTTGGTCATAATATCTAGCGAGCCACCAGCTTTAAGAGCCTTGACTTCCATTTTATCCAGCTCGCCATTAACGGTTTGCATACTAGCAATAGCCTCAGTTGCCTTAGCTTTGATTTCTAGTATGACTGGTGGAAGAAACTCTGCCATGACTATTCCTTCCTACGCTAGATGTTTACGGATAATTGAGCCAACGACTTGTTGAAATTTATCAAAAGCTGGTCGCATATATGGAAACTTCTCGTTGTGTCTCCATGTAGGCGGTGCGTACTGACCGCCAACTTCAACTGACCGACCATAAATAATTGTGGGGCCGACAACGGCGGTGTAGCTGGCAAATCCTTCGCGCTCTTTTTTGCCACGAATGGATCGGCGCAAATTACCTGTGCGGTTCTTGGGCGGTTCGCCCGGCGTGGCTTTTTCCCATTTACTGCCAATTTTGGCGCGTTGCCCCTTGATTTCTTCTTGAGCAAGCTGGATAAAAGTGGTCATCATTTCATCGCGGGCAAGGCGAGCGCCTTCGTCAATTTTGTGAGTTTGGCTTGTGATAGCTCGCTTAACCTGACCGATGTTATTGATTATCATTTTCTACCTGTTTCACAATGTTATGAATAGAAAGAACCCAATCTAATGTTGCCGCAGGTTGCTCATCGGTTTCGCTGATAGTCCAACCAAACTCTTTAGCGCAGATGTAATAAATATATTCATCGTCAGGATATTGCGCGCCCGGCGTTCTGTCTTGACCTTCCAACGCCCACTTTAAGCGTTGGATTTGTCGAAAGGGCTATCAGGGTTCGCTTCTGATTCAGGAGTTTGCGAAATAGCGGGGAATAAAGCGTCTTGAGCCTTGCTGACTTCTGCGGCAATCGCATCGTAGTCAGCCATTGTTAATTCTTCTAGGGATAACAAGTGAACCGATGGAATAATCAAATCAAACGACCACGACTCAATAAGAACTGCCATCAAGCCATCCACCATAGACATAGCTTGTAGAAAACCTTCTTGATTATTGGCGGCGGCTAAGACTTTTTTGCGATCCTTGACGCGGAGTGTTGATGGGTCGCGCAGGGTGACGGTGTTGCCTGATGGAACTGTAATAACTCGTGACATGGTTTCCTTCCAACTTGCCTTCACAAATTAGGGTCTGGCGGGCAGGGAAGGCGGCTGCCCGACAGACATCTAGTTTACGCGCTTACTGGAATGTTCCGCTTGGGAGCGCGTTCTGTAAGGTGAACTTAACTGGAGAATATCCAGCCGTTGCACCAACATCGGTGGTATTTCCAAGACCCTCAATATCAACCGTAACTTCGACATAATCGGCGTTACGCTCAATAGCGCCGGTGACATAAGCGCCCTTAGAAACGGTGAATTGAACTTGAGTTGCAGACGAACCTGAACCTGTTGAGAAGTTAAAGGTCAAAGCTGGCTGAACATTGTTGATGTAATTTGTAAGTTGAGTTTCGCTATCCATAACAAAGGTGATTTTGCCCTTGGTGGTTAATGCGCCAACAAAGACGGTGTATGGAGCTTGGGTATTTCCCACACCAAAGATAGCTTCAGACTTACGCGACAAGTCCAATGTACCTGTGCGAACTGTGCCAACGGTTGAACCACCAATGGTTACTGTTCCTGTCCAGACCTGAGTAGGCAAGACGGTAGAGAACGATGGTGTTGGCGCGCTTGATGTTGCTGAAGGGTAGCCCATGAGTTTTGTGGTGTATTCCAACATTCCATCAGCGTTGAAGGTAAAGCCAAGGTCGGTTACTTGGCAACCCGCGTATTGGCGAGTTCCTTCTGCATAAAAGTCAGTAATAGTTAGGGCTTTAGGTTGTGCGTCTCCCGATCCGCCTACTGCGTTCTTCAAAGCAATAGCGTGCGTGTAAGGAACGGTTGAACCTGTTGTGGTTACATCGCCAAGAACGCCAGCAATCCAGAAGCCGATGGTGTCAGCGAATACTGGGCCACCAAAGTCAACGGTAGAGTGACGGCGACCTTGAACATACTGGTAATTTTCGACCATTGAGCCACGAATACCCATGTCATAAAGTGGGTCAATGACATCAACTGGCTTAAAAGTGTTCATGGTAATCGGTACGAAGTTAGTTGCGGTAACCGCAGTTCCCTTGGTTGTCTCTAAGGCAACCCCAAGGTAACTCTTGACGGATGGTTGTGCTAGTGCCATTTATTCATCTCCTACTGTTGGGGCTGGCTTGGATTTTTTTGCGGGTGTTACATTTGGTGCGGTAAAGTCATCGGGCGCTTCGAACGAGTCGCCGGGCTTAACCGTAACGGCGATAGACGGAAATACAATCTCGTATGTTCCGTTATATGTGAAGGTTGCCATTTCTCTCCTTATGCTTGAATCATCTGGGTAACATCAAAGCGGATAATCGCCCAAGTCTCTGTGGAAGTTCCATCGTTAGACATAGGCTCACCGTAGCTTGCGTTGATAACTGGCTCTGCGCCTTGCCAAACAAGGTTGCCCGAAGGGTCACCAAATTGATGATCCGAACGCAATACGGCTTTGAGGCTATCTATTACATAGTCAAGGTTATTCATCGCATCCTCGGAGTTGCGCTCTAAGGAATGGTGAAAGAGCTGGATAGCAACGGAGTAGTCAATACGCTTCACGCCACTATGCGCGCCACCAATAGCTAGGCGGTTTTCATTCTCGCTTTCGATATGGATAACTGCGGCGCAACGAGAGAGCTGAGAAGGCAGGGCGTTCACCTGAAAGTCAATACGCTTAGGAAACGAGGTAAAGACTTGGTTTATGCCATCTACCTTTGGCGGTGCGATAAAGGTAGCAAGCGTTGAGCGAACATCCTTGCGACCTGCCATTAGCGAATCCTGCGGTAAGGGGCGAGAAGGTCTTGCGCTTGCTTCAGGTCGCCGCCCATATTTTGAGCGTTTGCCCCTGCTTGTGAAGGGCGAGAAGCTACGGACATGACCATTGAGTTATCGCCACGAACCTTGAGCATCGCGGTTGTGACCAAGATAGCCGCTTCCTTGATTGCTGGTGGTAGGGCTGAGATAGAAATACCTGCGGCGTGTGAGTACGCCAAAGCTGAAACAAGCGGAACGGTTGTTGATCCGAATGTGTAGGTGCTGGCAACCACGACATTCTCTGAGTTAAAGCCGTCATAAATCTTGAGCATTTGACCGGCAACGATTCCCGTGCCGTCAGTTACGGTCAGGCTAGATTGTCCTGCGGTAGCCGTTGCGATTGTCGTATTAGCGTAGCCGTTGATGTAGGTGTATTTGAGAAATACCTCTTGGCGCGGCGAGCTAGGGAAACCGAATTGAAGTGGGCCTTGGTTGGTGTAGGTTGTCGAAAGCATGGCATAAGGGAAGATGATTTGAGAATCCTCAATCCAAGCCAGCGAGCAATCCTGAACGGTGACCATTTGATAGTTCACCGATCCGTACTGCATAGTGGTTAGCGCAATAATTGGGTTATAGCGTGGATGGAAGCGGATTGTGCCATCGTCACGGATTCGGGAGCGCTGAGTTTCTGTCTCGGTTGTCGCTGCCAAAACTTGATTGCAGTATGTATCAATCCATGAGCTTGCTCTAGCAATGACATTGTTTAGTTCCGCATCCTGAACATCTGGGTCTTGTGAGTTAAATACGAGGTTATCAAGGTCAATCGCGGTGGGCGCGTTCTTGTATTCCGTCAAGGTCAAGTACGGAGTGGAGAACTGGTGAGTCGTACTGGTGATTGCATTAGCCATTTATTTCTCCGCACTTTGAGCATTTTTTGAAGAATGAGCCGAACCCGCACTTTTGGCAGGTAAATCCAACTGTGGATGGGCGAGCTATCGAACCCATCGCATTTGCCGTTCCTAAGCCTTCAGCCTTCATTTGAGCCGCGTGTTTGGGGTTATCTACATTTATTAACCCGGACTTGTCTGCTCTATAAACTTTTGTGCCACGCTCGGTTCTTACGGATACTTCACGCAAACCTTGTGGTGGGATCATCTTTGTCATATCGCCTTCTTTCTGTGAAGAGAGGGTGACCGTAGCCACCCTCTCAACATTAGGATTTACTCAGTTATGCAACTGCCTTAATTCCAGAGACAACACCGTTCCATGCAGGTGCATAGCATACAAATGTGCCGCGGAAATAAGTCGAGAAGTCATCAATTTTGTTAAGTTCTTGCGAACTACTAAGTCATTTCTGCTTAGTTCTAACGGTTTACTATCCCGTTAGTTCAGACTATATCATCAACCAATTTGCATTGGTTGTTTCGCGTGTAGTCGTTACGGACTCGCTTCTTTCGAAGATTGCCTCGGTATTACCCATTCTTGCTTTAGTGGACTTCACCGATACAGCGAAATTCTCACATCGCGCTTACGCAGCGAGTGACCCTAGACTTTCATTTAAGGAGAACTGAGTTACAGGCCATTGGATACCCATGTAGTCCTGAACATTGAATACTGACCAAACATCAGAAACCTCTGTGTCTGGGATAGGCAATGTGTAAGACAATACAGGCGCAACGCCTTGTGGCAACCATGGGTGAACCGTGAGGTTAACCATCTTGCCTGTGATTTCATTGTAAAGCGCACCGATTGTTGCGCCACCAATGTAGTCTCCAGCCTCAGTCTGTGTGAGATTCAAACGGTAGTTAGCGGTTGAGCCGTTCTTGATTGAATCTGACAACTGCTTGCGGTCTGAACCGTTGAGAAGAATCTCATCTGGATCAGCCTTAACATTGTTGTAGAGGTTGTAGAACACGGTCTGGAACTCATTGCCCGGATTAGAGGTTGAGAACGCGCCGTTGATGTTGTTGTTGTATCCGGTGTTAGGGCCGAGTACGGTAGCCAAGATGCCGTCATAACCTGTTGCGTAAGCAGAGGTGTCAGCAGCGTGAGCAGCAGCAGTATCACCTGATGTTGCAAGAGTTCCCTGCAAGGTGATTGTGCGAGTAGCAGACTTGCCGTTGTAGAACTTAGCTGAGTCAGCAGGTTCGGTTGCGTTTGCACCAGCATAGACCTTGTAACCAAGTGCGCCAGTTACGGCAGCAGAGATTACAACATCAATAACCTGAGTTGAGCCGTCTGGAGTTGCAGAAGCAACAGCAGAGACAACAGACTCACCGAAAGCACCAGCATCAGAAGTTGCCTTGACCCATACCTTTGTGCCTGATGAGATTGGAGTCTCACCTGTTGCAGCAGTACGAGCGGTTGCGGTGATTGTAGGAGCAGCAAGTGCGCCTGAGTAACCTGTTGCAGTTCCGCGTGACATCAAGAGCATACGCTCTTCCATCAGCATTGTTGCGTACAAGGTAGAAGTTGATGACAACTGACGGAGGTCTTGGTATCCGAGACCTGAGAAGTTAGCATCGAATGAAACGCTATCAGATAGCGAGTATGAGTTGTATGGCAGAACGAGATCGTCAGCAGAGTACGAAATCTTTGGGCCACGCTCGTAGTTGATTGAACCAAAAGCGTTGGTTGTAGATTCTGTAATTCCTGGCCAAATTGTTCCTTGTCCACCTGTACCAGTACCGGTGTAACCAGTAATACGCTTGATACGGTGTGAAGTACCGACACCCTTCTTGCGTGGGAGCTTGTTACGAAGTGGTGTTGGGCGTGGTGTCAAAAGCTTTGCAGGTGCTTCGAGGTCGAAGGCTGCGAAAGATGTTGACAATGGAGTTGTAAGGCTGATGTCCTTAACGATGTCAGCCTGTGCTTGGCGTTGTGCTGCCAAAGCGGAGTTCAATGCGCCAATAGCATCTGGTGACATTGACTTGTTAGCTACAAGAGCCTCAAGTTGTGCAGTTGCATCTGGAGCTGGTGCTTGACCGGGAACTGATGAAGCGTTGGTCAACGCCTTACCAAGAACCTCTGTGTATTCATCCATGCGAACTGCTGCTGACTTAGCAGAGTCCACATCGGAGAACAGGTCATTTGCGCGTGGCATTTGAGCCATGTTTGGTTTTCCTTTCGGATTATTCGTCCGAAGTGCTACCAGCCTTTGCGAGTAGTTCGTTCGCAAGGTCTCTGTAGCCCTTGGCGAGAACGGAATCTGTTGTGACGGTTGCCTTGTGATTAAACTCGGCAGCTTTAGCAATCAGATCATTTGTTTGGGTTTTACCTGCCGCAATAGCAGCGCGCTTTGGAGCGCCACCCATTGCAAGAGATTTAGCCTGTGCTAGTTCGGTTTCAAGCGATGCTGCCTTGCTCTCGGCTGCCTTAATTGCAGACTTAGCAAGCTCAACTTCTGCTTTCACAGATTCCGTAGCCATAGACACGGCCTTTTCAATGATGGCGTTTACAACATCATCACTAAGCAGGGATTTTTCTTCGGCTAGAACCTCTACTGGCTCTGCTTCGGAAACTTCTTCGGTTGCAACTTCGGCAACCTCGTCAGCCTTTTCTTCGGCTGGTGCGTCTGCCTCAGCAGATTTTACTGAACCATCGGTGTTAAGAGTATCAACGGTGCTGACATTAGCAACCTGATGTCCGCCAGCGGCAGGAACGGTTACTGTTGTTAGACCATGAGATTCGGTTGGCTTGTGGCAACCGCACTCTAGGCACTTGTCAATGGTTTCTGACTTTTCAGCGTCCATGTGATGACTCTTGCACATCTTGTCATCGCATCCACCGTCAGACTTGCAGGACTTGCAGCCAGCACAATCGCATCCGGCGGTTGTGTCAGGCTCTTTTACCGTGTCAGCCGCAGCAGACAACTCGATTGATTCTGGCATTGTTTCTCCCTCTTGTTGTTCCCCTGCGTACCAAGCCATGAGGTGATTAGCAACCTCAACAAGCTGGCCGAGGGAATAGGTTTCGTCCTCGCCGTCACCCATTTCGCCAGCTTCAACTTGAATCAGTTGAGCGATAGCGCGGCGGGCAACTTCGAAGGCATCTTGGTCAAACTTCACACTATCGGCGGTAATGCCTTTAAGTGCTTTTCCTACATTCCATTCGTCAGGAAGAACATCAAGAGCGTTTAATGCGCGAGCGCGGCGGATGATGTGCTTCTTAACTGCGGATGGATTCTTAGCGCGACCGAAAGCCTGAATAGCGTTCTTGAGGTCGCTGACATTGGCAATAGGATACGAACCGTCTGGCATCGCAGCTCCACGATCCGCTAGACGCTGGCGTTCCTCGGCGGAAACTTCGCGCTTTGCAATATCGCTTGGAAGCGGTGCTTTGTATTCGTGCAGTTCTTCAACCTGTACCAATGATGATTCGCCTTCAACGCTCTTAGCCATGATGAGCTTGGCGTTAGGGTTGGCTGGTCGGTCAACGAGTGACACTTCAATAATCTCGCCGTCACCCATTTCGCCAGCTTCAACTTGAATCAGTTGAGCGATAGCGCGGCGGGCAACTTCGAAGGCATCTTGGTCAAACTTCACACTATCGGCGGT